TAGTCCTTGCAAGTTTAACAAGCACCATGATCCCTGCGACTTGATAATCATGGATCGGTGTCTGTAAGTATGCTGAGAGGAGCATCGCTGTGTGTTGCAGGTTATCCGCAGGGTGACCATACGATAGACCACGCTCGCGGATAGTGTCCGTTGCGGATAAGAGGATCTCATTAGCGCGCATCTGTTGTCACTCGCTGAAATGATTTAGCAACCACTAGACCTTCACGCTTGCCCTCGTTAAAGCCCTTTGCCCAACCGACTAAGTACCATAAAGCGTTAGCTGCTAGAAGCAATACAATGATTGGCATCTCAAAGCTCATTTGACTTCCTAACTGTATCCAGTGCCCTCGACTGGCTTACAGGATTAGTGTCGCATAGATGGCAGACTAATCAAGCACATTTTGGTAACGACTTGATAACGATTATCGAGCTCTGCCGTACGACTTTCCAGACACAATAAATGTGCCATCCTTCTCAATGTTGATTAGATCCACTTGAACCTTGGCTTTATTAACATAGATGATGGCAAATGCCTGCTGCCAATTAGCCACGCCCTTGGTGTATGCAGCCTGCTTAAAGTCCATAAGATTGCCTACCTCGACACCATGTAGGACACGCCCTATACGACCCCCAGATGCCTCTGAGAAGGCTGATCTGCCTGCTCTGTGAGTGTGACCTGAGATGACATTCTTTCCATGCCTACGAGCCGCCTCAAGGGCTGATAAGCCCCCTTGTGGCTTGATTGGCGTGTGGTCTCCATGGACTGCGATCCAATTAGGTGCAATTGGCATAGGGTTCTTGTGGAAGGTAATGCCAAGCTCATCAAATCTTAAAAACTTCTCAAATCGTAATTCTGGCAAAGCACCAAAAGCCGGTACTTTAGCCATAATGATGTTATACAGGCGATCTGTGTGATTGCTACGGATGCAATCGGTAACGCCTAGCTCCCAGAGTAGATCTACAGCTTCATTACGATCATCATCTAGGGTCTGTGCAAATGAGCCCATGCGACCCTCTTCCCACTTACTAATCTGTGGTAGGTCGATCTCATCGCCAATGGTTACTACTTGGTCTGGCTTGAACTTCTTGATAAAGCTTGCAAGGTTACGGGTTGCAACCCTGTCATGGTAGGGAACTTGTAAATCCGATACTACGACTATTCGCTTAATCGTCATCCTCATCATCCTCGTAATTCCCGAACTTCTCGGGATCGATTGGGTCTGGCAAGATCCAACGAGGATAAGACGGAACATCGGTAATCATAAACAAAGCTAAACCTTCATTAAAGCCTGCTTTACGAAGTGCCTTGTAATACTCATTAAGAGCAATACAGTGAGCTTCTAGCTTTGAGTACCCTTGATCCTCTAATGCCTTAGATGCTTTTCTTGCCATAATGAAATTATCGCTCTAGAAGGATGTTATAGATCTCATCGACACGCGCATGAAGTCGCTTGATTTCTGCAAGCAGATGAGTGATGACAAAACCTGAAAGACCACCAAGGGCTACGATGGTGGCTATGTAGAGCTGGAAGAAGTCGGTCTGTGTCACTTTTTAGGGCTCGCGTATCCGAAGATGCCAGATAGCACAGCCCACAAGATTGCGCGGTAATCTGCCTCGAAATTAGATGATGCCCATGCGGCTAGAAATGCTCCAGCAGCTAGGTACACAGGATGCTTGATCTTCATTATTTTCCGCCTAACATAGGTATCTGAAAAAAAGCACCATCATTGTCAGCCGTTTTCTTAAACGAGACATGACAGTGCTTTGTGTGTTTATTTGCGCCCTTGTATTTACGCCATTTCCAGTTAAGGATGGATGAGCAGATTTGCCCATCAAAAATGATGTAACTAATACGCTTGTCCTTTTTTGACTTTGATAAGGAACGAAGCTGATCTGCAAAATCGCACATGATGTCTGGCTTTGATCCCTTAAAAAGGTCACGATCGATGTCGATGGCGCGTACCCAACCTTGCTCATCTGGATTATGATCAGACTTGCGAGCAGCGTGTCGGGTATCACCGATCCAACCATCCGATGTGCGGTCACGATCTGGGAACGAGTCATCGATCTGCTCCCTTAACTGAACCGCAGCTTTAGAAAGTTTTGGCTTCATGGAGCAACAGGAAACTCCGCTGCATCTGCTAACCCACCTTGATCAGGTAGATCGCGTAACGCTTGTCGGTAAATTGCCCACGCTTCCTTATCTACTGGAGCATCGAGAGTTTGAGTCCAATCGGTGCGAGCTAACTCGGCATTACGCCATAACTTAATCTGTTCCCATTTTTGCTCATTTGTTGCATCTGGAAATCTAGGATTAAAAATAAACATTAAGCCACCTCGTAAGTTATGTTTAAATTGATTATGTCTGTATTAGCCCAAGTGTGTGGAACAGTTGCAGTAATTGGCGTAATAGTTGCATAAGTGGCATTTGTAACAGTTGCAAAAACTCCAACAATTGTTGAAAATGTCATAAGTCCCAAGCCAGCGTATTCCGCTGTTCCAGCGTCTCCAAGATAAGCCCAACCCTGTGGTAATGTTGTTGTTTTACCAGTTACAGGTAATCCAAAACCAAAATACGCTGCAACTGTTGAAGTACTTCCAAGTGTAAAAGTAATTGAAACAGTGCAATTTTTCCCAGTCACGCGATAACGTCCAGTGACTGTGCCGTTGCCCAATGAACCATTGTAAATCGTTGGTGTGTAAGTAGTCCAAGCACCATCATCCCATTTCAAGCCAGTTGAAGCTGTTGAGTCTGCAACTAATGTAGATCCGTTTCCGCCTACTGCTAAGCGGGCAGGAGTATCTGCGGCTGTAGCTGCAATTAAATCGCCTTTAGCATCAACAATTGCATTCTGAATAGCGTTAGAGTCATCTTGTGCAACCCATGTAAAGTCCATGTCTGTGTTAGTTGCTTTAGCAAGGACTTGACCAGTAGTGCCACCTTTAAGATCAGCCATTGACGCATCAATAGCATTACCAAGTGTGCGAATGTCTAGAGCACCATTTTTGACCAATCCTGTGTTGTCTGGAGTGCTCCAGTTAAAATTAGGTGTAGTTGCCATTAAGTTAGTGCTCCTGTCGCGTTATTCCAGATAAGTGTACCATTTACGCCCGTCCATACTAATGAACTAGGAATGACTGTTTCCCATTGAGTCGTGCTCAAAGATAGATCTGTTGCTGTGATGTAAAGGGTGATGTCTACGAAAGAAGGATTAGCCCTAAGTGCGACATTCTCCACAAAGCCAGCGAAAGTACCATCAAGCAAATTGCTTGGTAGGTTCTCGATAAGGACTGGCTGACCAAAAAAAACACCGATTAAGCTGTTAAGCATAGCACTAGGCATTTCCGGATTATCCAGTCTAAAAGTAATAACCTCTAATTGCTCTCTAGGGCTACGCCTTAAATTGAGCTCTCTAGTGGCGATTTCAGTGATGTCTACAAGGTTCTTAATGTTTGACTCAGCTGACTTCTCAAAAAGCCCATAAGAGGCTATGGAGTCGGTATCTGAGATACTGTAGGTCGATCCGTATCCTGTGCCGTATTTGTAGATAAGGCTGTTACGGATGCGAGAAGTCTGAGTTGTTGATCGGATAGATGTGGGAGTTGCATACGCCCCATCAAGGTAAGTGTAGCCATTTGCTGCAAGGTAGTTAGATCTGTGGTCTGCATCGTCATAATTAACTTTTCCATCTTTGCCCTCGCTGATTTGACCTAAAGCTGAAGTAGCAATCTGATCCACAAGGCTCTGGCTCTTAGCAGTTGCGCTAGCAGCCTGACTAATCATGGTATAGAAGCCTGAGTCCACTGTGCCAAGATAAGTCTCTGCTTCATTCCAAGTGGTAGTTGCAGGGTATGTATCCCAAGTCACAGTAGGTGTTACTTCAGCCCATGAAAGGTTAAGAGCTGCGCCAAGAATGGCTGCAATCTGTGCACCATCTAGACCCTCTGAGAGGGCAGTATTATAAACAGCCTTAGTCAGTTTAGATAATGCACCAATGCCAAGAATTGTGCCTGTGGTGATGTAGCCGCTTTCTTCAGGGCTGCGAACACCAATAGAGAAGTCTGATACTTCTCCACCAAATACAGTTACATAAGTAGCAGTGCTGTCTTTAAGCTCTAATGTGATTGGCTCTGTTACATTGATGGTAAAAGGTGAACCATCTGTATTTATGATTTCTACTCGGCAGTAACCTGCTGTGGCTTGGCGATCAATGTCTAAACGACCAGATGCAAAAGAAACAGAGGTGACAGTCGTATAGACATCATCACCTACTGTTACTCGCCACTCTGGAAGCCATGTCATGCTATCGTCAATGTTCCTCTGTCTCGAGCTTGGCGTAATACATCATCAATTGCCTCAGCAATAGCATTAGGATCACCAATACCGGTATTTACAATAATTGTATTACCCATAGAAGCAGACTCTTTTTGACGGAAAGACTGAAGTGCTCCAGAGGTATCCCATAATGAACTCTTTTGTAATGCCTCAGTCTTAGCCGCTGTGTCCATGTCTAGAAGGTCTGCAAAGGCATTAGCGCGAGCTGAGGCTGCATCTGCATACTCTAACAGCGCATCTACGGATGCCTTGGCTGCTAAGTCCTTAGAGATAGGCGCGATGTAATCACCGATTGGAATGCCTGAACCAAGCGAACCGCTAGTAGGAATAGATGCTTTGCTTGCTGCATTAGCCATGCCAAGCAGTCTAAGCATTTCAGCGATCTTGGCTAGAGCTTGATCAAGATTAGTTTGATCGATTAACTCTTTTGGCTTCAAGCCTGCAAGGATCGACTCAATGCTTACTAGAGTTGCATTCTGACCAGTAAGTGCCCCAAGCACCTTTAGATCTGCATTGAGCTTGGCTGTGGCTGAGATGATTGCTTTCTCATCCTTGGCAGCAATAGCATCTTCTAAGTCAAGAATTGACTTCTTAACATTAAGACGAGCCACATCATTAGCGATCTGCAACTGCTGTGCAGAGCTTGTAGCCTTGCCCAATTGCTCTGCCTGAGAAGTAAGTGCAGCTGCAATCTGGATCTTGTCAATGTCAAAGACTTGCTCACCCTTGTTTAATGCAAGGTTAGCCTTATCAATTGCAGCTTGTAATCTCTTTTGTTTTACAGTATCGGCAGCAGCCTTGGCTTGATCCTTGACCAATTTAGCCAATTGCTTATTACGAGCAATTGCTTCTTGCTCTGCCTTCTTACGAGCCTTTTCACGCTCTTCATAACCACCATCTCCACCACCCGGAAAAAACAGTTTTCCAGTGTTCATAGGGGTTTGAGGTGCACTGTTCTTTAATTTATTACCTATAGCGGCAAGTGCCAATGCAGCAACACTGATACCTGTAAACCATGGAGCCCATGCAAGACCAATTGCAATACCGGCTGCTACGAGAATAGGTTGAGCAATCTTGATCTCTCGTACCAAATAGCCAAAACCTGTAATAGCGTTAGTAAGTTTGATTGATAGATTTTCAATGCTTTGTGCTGCGCCACCTGCGCCATTAGCTCCAGCGACACCACCCAATGCCTCGAACAGTCCACCACCAATGCGCTCTTTAGCTTGGTTAGTGACTTCAGACAAGATGGCTAATTGACCACTAAGGCTATTTGCTGCTTCATCGGCTGCGCCTAAAGTCTGCTTGCCAATGATGGATAAGATTTCCTCAAATGTCTTAGCCGATAACTCTGCCTTGGTTAAACCTAAGCGGTACTGATTAAGACCCTTGGTGTTTCCTACATAGGCATTAGCCAAATCTTGAGCAACACTAGCAACATCCGCTGAACGAGAAGCAGCAAGGTCTAGTGCTACATTCATAATCTCTGTAGACTTAGAAACAGATCCAGTCACAGATAGAAGTGCCTGCATCGCTGGCACAGCCTGATCGCCTGTTACTCCATACAGTCTGCCGATCTGATCTACATAGGCAGTAAGCTGTGGTGCATCAAAGGCAAGACCAAGGTTCTTGACTGTATTGGTAAGAAGCACAGTTTCGCGCTGTGCATCGGCAAAGTCTCTGATTGTAGACTTGATTGCATAGCCTAAAGCAGCCCCACCGAACGCTACGCCAAAAGACGAACCTAAAGACTTGACTGTCTTATTAAGTTTAGTAGCTGCTGTGTCTGCTTGTTTGAATGCTTTTTTACCGAGGAACTCGGCAATAATCTTAATGTCAATGTCTGTATTTGCCATTACGCAGCCTTCCTTACTCCAGCAGTTGCTATGCCTGAAGTTTTCTTTGCAAATAGATCATTAGTTTTCATAATGGCTCTAACTACAGCATCTTGTGTTTTTCCGTTATCTTGTGCCCAAGCGCGATAAATCAAGCGACCTGTGTATTTACGAGATACGCGACCTCTTTGCCCTGCGACACGCGGCTTAGAATTAACGAGCTGACCAGTAGCGTTAGCAGCATCTACGAACTGCTTACCCGCATTAGGGTTATTACTCTTTCCATAATTCTTGCCAGTTGAAGTCATGTAGCGATGCTCGCCCACTCCAGTATCAAGTCTGCGTGTTGGGATAACCACTTCACGCATCTTGGCTTGTGGTCTACCCTGTGGGTTCTTACGACCAGCAGTTTCATAAATCGCACCTGAAGCTGTTGCATTGACAATACGAACAGATGAAGCAAAGCCATTCTTATTTACTTTAGAACGAGCTGTGCTAAGTCTAATGCCGTTACGAACTAGAGATGCGCTGTAAGTAGGAAAGTTGCCATTACCTTTGCCCCAGTTGGATAGTGGAGCAGAGGCAGGCACAAAACCTCTAGCGGCTTTTACTACACCGGATGTAGCCAAGACTAAGTCTTTCTTTAGCTGCTTATCGAGATCTGGAGCGTATTGCTTTAACGCCTTACGGAGCTCATCTACGCCTGCTAACTCTACTGGCATCGCTTGACTCCTTCGCTTCATCTTGTAGCCCTTGCACAAGTGCATCGAGCATTGTCTTATCTAGATCTAACAAATACTGTGGCGGGATCTGCAACCTAATGCTCAAACGAGCGATTAGGTAGGTGAATGGCAGATCTCGCTTTAGGCTAAAGGGTCTGAGTCTAAGACCTCAACACTTTTTAGTGTCTCGATAAACTCAATCCCAAAAGGCTTAACAGACTCACCTGACCTGCGTGTTACTTCCCATGCTAACCAATAGACATCGCTTTGCTTTTCTTCATCGCGGAACGCCTTATGAAAGCCCTTTTTAGCGTACTGCTCGAACGCATACTCCACTGCTGGAGTGATCTCGCCTTCTAGTACGCTTCCATCATTACGAACGATCTTTAGTTTTGCCATGGTTTGCCCCTTTGTTTAGTTTCTTATGCAGTGGTTACTGCGATTGTACCTGATACATTCCAAGTTACGCTCTGAGTTGATAGATCTGCAACAGCACCATTTACAGGTGTAATGTTGTTTACTAGGCAAGTCATTGTGTAAAGAGGGTTTTCAGCTGATACAGCAGCAGATGTCTGCTTGAATGTGACTGTTACATTTGAGCCCCAGTTTGTCTGAAGTGTCTGTAGAGTCTTAGCTGTCGCTGAGTCATTGATAAAGTCGATTGAGATGCTTGAAGCTTCCAATCCCTTTACGAAACGATGACCTTGATCCCCAAGTGCGGTGACCTCAAGCTCGTCAAATGATCGGTTGATAGTTACGGATGTAACCAATGATGAGAGATCTACCGCATTAACAGTTAGAACTCCAGTATTTGCTAAATAAACTGCCATGGGATTATTCCTCGTCCTTCTTAGTTACTGGCTTTGGTGTCGGTGCTTGCTTAACCTGTCCGATCTTGATCAGAAAGGCTTCGTTCTCTTTTTCCCAATCGGACATAATTAACTCCAACTCGTTAGGATTGATACGGACATCTCGCAGCTGAGTAGGTCTCCCGATGCAGCGTTGAGAATACTTGGTGCGCTAACTGCGCTTACATTATAGACCAGAGATGATGCTGCTAACTTGGCGAACACGCCCACTACAGTATCTTCAATGCCGTTAAGGTTTCCCTCGTTATCGAACATAGGCACTGTCATGATTATCTTAAAGTTAGCTAATGGGCTTACAGTAATTTGCCCATTGTTATTAGGTGTTAAATAAGGATCGTCCGGAGACACGATTACGCTGTTCGCTAAGACAGTGCTTGGCGGGAACGCAAAAGTCTGCCATTTAGCGTTATCTACTAGAGCAGTGGCTAATGTGGTTCTAAGAGTGGTAATCGCAACAGGTGGCATTATCCCACCATCGAATTAGGGCTTAGCGCGTGGGCTATCAATCCTCGCACCTTAGCGAGAAGCTGTGCGCTCATTCGGTAAGGGCTTGGCTGGAAATCGACTGCATTAGAACCTGAAAGGGTAGCGGTTCTTGCTTGCCAGATTTCAACAGAGATCATAAGAGCTGCTTGCTGGACTGCTGCATCTAAAGACCAGTCTACATAAGTGTCTGCTGACACTACGCCAAAAGGTTGAACTGGATGGAATGGAGTAGGGGTATTACTATTTCCAGTGATGTTATAAGTAATAGAATGATTATTAACGGATGTAATGGTCTTAGATCCATTGTGCTTTGATCCGCTTCCTGTAATTACTACAGTCTGACCTACATAAAAAATGTGCTCTACTGCTTCATTGAAATAAGAAGTACCGGTAGTAGCTGTGTTGCTGTGACCTGTAGTGAAATACTGATTTGCCCATAGCATAGGAAGAAGGACTGCATCTGTGGCATCGCATACTTCCTGCAAGGTGGCATCTGGATACAGCGTACCGACTCCGAGTGTTGAACGGAGCTCTGCGACTGTTGTTAGTGCCATTCCTTTTCCTTTCTAAAGACTCTGAGGGGTAGAGGGCTACTACCCCTCAGAGCGTACTTAGTGGGCTAGCTTATGCTGCGTTGTTGAACTTGAACGCGCCTGCTGCTGCCTTAGTGGCGATTGCGCCATAGCCGTAGTATCCGACTTCAACCTGACCTGTACCGACCTTGTCAGCGCGTAGCTGTAGGCGTGGTGACTCGTACCAAGTGTAAGCATCGCGATTTACTACGATGATTGAACCATCTGCAACACCTGTCAATGAATAATCTACATAGAGGTCTAATCCGAGTAGGTTGCCGCGTAGGCTCTGTGAAACAGATCCAGCTGCGTTCATTGGGTTTGTTGCTGTGAAAATAGGGCGGTTAGAAGAGTCCACCATTCCCATGATGTTGCTCCACTGTGTTGGAGAAACGATTACGCTTTGTGCAAAGCGGAGTGTGTTTGAGTAGATTGAGTCTGAAGCGCGAGCGATAAAGCCAGCCATTTCAGCACCATCCCAAGGAAGTGTGATTGCTGTGCCATCTGCTGTAGCACCTGTTTGAATTGCTGTACGAACTGCAACATTTGTTGCCTTAGCGTACGCATCTGCCATGAGGCTCTGGAGCTCAGCGAAGAATGCAGGCGATGTGCGGTCGAGGACTTCTACATCGAATAGCTGCATTCCGGCATACTTCTTAACATCTACATCTAGGTACTCAATCTCAACCTGAGTATCTGAGAATGCTGCTTTCTCTGCTGTTTCTGCAACAGTTGGAACAGCCTTAACGCGAGGGATCTGGAACTTAAATCCTGCGTCAGGCAAAGTGCCTGAAGAGATCGCATCGATTGATGGACGACCTGAAGTAGACTTGTTGTTAATGATCTCTGTCAATTGACGAGTTGGAACAAGACCTGCTACATCTGTAGTGTCTGTATCTGATGCTGCTGCTAGGTATTGACGAGCTGACTCGTCACCAAAAGAAGCGCGTACTGCATTCTCCAAAAATACTTCTGGAGCTGTGTTGATGCGTGGTGATGTGTAATAAGCAGCTGTAACAGTTGGGCGAGCAGCTTCTACAGCCGATGCCTCAACTTCTGGAGCTGCAACTGTTGTCTCTGGAGTATTTTCCACAGCTGTCTCGCTTTCTGTTTCTGTTTCGATTTCTACGATTGTCGTATTAATCGTTGTAGTTTTAGTGCTTGTGCTAGTTGCAGCTTCTACTGCTTCCGCTGCGATCTCTAGCACCTGAGCAGACTTAAATGCTGGCTCCGTTACTAGAGAAACTTCTTTTAGTGTTGCCGCTGTTACGACTGTGTAGCCATCGCGTGAAGGCTTTGATGCTTTGATCTCTGCGCCAATTGAAAGACCTGAAACCAAGCCTTCGCTAGCCATGATAAGAGCATCTGAACCAGATTGCGAACGACTTAGCTTGAATGTTGCATAGATGCCATCTGGACGAACCTCTGAAGCAATCATGCGACCGACTGGCTTCTTCATGTCATGCTGTGATAGAAGCTTAATCTTGGTAGGATCTGTGATCTCAATTGATCCAGCCTCAAAGACATAAGCACCAAGATTAGTGTTGCCTACTTCGCCTGTTCCCATTGGAACGATCTTGCCAGAGATTTCTCTGCGATCTTCGCTGCACTCAATTGATGCTGCTTCGATGTATAGGGTTTCCATTAGCTGTCCATTTCATTTCCGTTAGGAGATAGATCTTCCATTTCCATGGCTTGCTCTGTAGTGATTAGACCTAGTGAAAGCATCTTTTCAATAACTAATAAGCGTTCCATTGGATCAGTACGCAAGAATGTGTCATCTACTGCAAACTTGACATAATGACCAGCAGTAGAAATGTCATCCATTGAAAGACGAGCTTCAATAGCTTTAATGTAAGGCTGGATCATCCAGATAAACTGTCTGCGCTCATCTTGCACATTAGCGTATGTCATAGTCGTATTTTGATCTGCGCTGAGGTAGTAAGGTGGCACTCCAGATGCGCGAGCAATTTCAGTTGCAAGGTTTTGCTTTGCTTCGTTATACATCATGTCTTTAGGTGAAAACGAAACAGGGTTATACTCTAGGGTAGAGGTCAAATAAGCAGTTGCTCGGTTTTGTCGAGCTTGCTTCCATGCTGCTAGTAATCCTGCTACTTCTTTAGGATCTAGGTCAGCACCAAGGTTCCGGATGTAACCCGATGCCATTGGAGTTTGTGCTGCGATCGATGCAGCTTTATCAACATCAATTGCTGAACGAATAGTGCGAGCAGATGTAGTAAGGATGCCTTCATCTTTTTGGAATGTAATTAAAGATCCAAGACCAGACATAGGAACTGCTACACCATCAACATAGTATTGAGTTACAATTGTTGAAGGGAAATCTGTTGCATAAGTTACGCGATCGTTAGCAACCCACTCAGCGCGAGCCATTCTGCCGTCCTCGGCATAGACTTCTTTAATCTGCCAAAAGCTTTGCCCAAAATGGTAGAGACTATCAACAGTCCAATAAAGTGTTACGAATAATGGCTGATTGAGTGATGGCTGTTCTACCCATCGTGGTGGAGCAATTTTTTCTCCAGTAGACTTCTTGTAATACTCAAGTGGAATTGTTGCAATAGTGCCTGCGATTAAATCGCGGCATCGCTTCACACTTGGAACTGTCATCGCATCATTACGAGAGACAGCAGGGGCATAGTAGTAATTGCCACCATTGATGAATTGATCACCTAAGATTTGAGGGGCGTATTGCGCTTTAAGCGATGAACGCTCTGACTCATTAGTAGTTGCTTCAGCTTTGCGAAATAGACCCATAGACAGAAATTGTAGCAGTTGTCAAGTAATTAGACAATGTAATAGGGCGTGTCTAAGTATAAATCTGTGGCTTAGGCTGAGGGATCATTAACTTAGAAACGCACATAGCCAATCCGATAGGGGCACTAATGTCGCCTGAAGATTTGCGCTTGATAATACGCCAAGCTGAGTCATTAGTTTTGGCAGCTGTATTTTGGAACTGTTCTATAAGCTCTTTCTGCCCATTATGGACTACTCGCAAATTAGTTAAACCTTCTAGCAAGTCTCCACAGGCTTTGTAGAACTGCTGACCTGAAACATCCTCGACAATTACTCCAGAATTGGCAAGGCGATCAGCAATAGTCTGAGTAGCATACTTGTCATAGCAGACAAGTCTTGGCTTGTATAGATCTACCCATGCTTTAATGCTTGCAGCCATCTTCAGCTCATCGATAGCAACTTGTGAACTAAAAGTCTCCAAGATACCTATGCCGATCCTTCCATCTGGAAGCAATTGACCAGCAACCAATGATCCGTTACGCCTTGAAGGGCTAACATCAAAGCCAAATACAGTGTAAGCACCTACAGACATCTCTAGAGTGTTATCTGAACTAGCCTCAAGCACATCTGTGCTGAAAGGACAATTAAGAGCCGAAATCCACTGGCATAAGGTCTCTGTTCTCGCGGCATCTGGAGTAGATGATGCAATCGTCTCTTCAATAGCTTCTTCAGTAATCAAATGTCCTAATGACGGGTTAGCCATCGCCCATGCTTTGCGATCCCAAATGTCACAAAAGTCCGGTGCTGAATACTCGTAATAGCCAAGGCTTTTAGGTGGATAGTTTCTACAAGACTCATGTAGAGAATTGAGCACTGTGCTATAAGCATCACCGGCATTGGAAGTAAAAAGTCGCTGGCTATTCTTACGAGCCAAGGTAACGCTCTTTGCTGCATCCATAGCAGCTTCAGATACCTCACGAAGCTCATCGATCCATAAGAAGTCAGCGGTACGCCCTCGCGCTCCATCGGATGTCGCAGCGGCTACCTCAAGCTGTGCTCCACTAGCCAAGATGATGCGTTCATCGCCATTAGTCCTACGAATACCCTTCTTAGGGTCTCCATCCTTGAGCTGAACCCTCATCCAGTCATTACGCTCGATGATGTCTGCCATGATGTTAAAGGACTTCATAGCCATAGCTCTATTAGAGGACATAATGAGGATGTCCTTTTCACCGAACATGAATAGACCTGCTAAACAGCGCATACGCGCTAGATGTGACTTTCCGGACTGCCTAGCAATTAATAGCAGGCTTGTCTTACGGATGAATTGATCTTCTTTATCTAAAGTGCAAATGTCATTAAGTATGAGTTTCTGCCATTCGAGCAAAGGCTGATTGATGCGTTCTGCGAGCTCTGCAACCTCTGTTCCTCGAGTCTTGCCCTTGAGCCATGGGCTATGAAGGCGAGGCTTCACATCCCCATACAGCTTCTTGGAACGCTTGGGTTTATTTGTCATTGACTCGGATTAGGTCGGGTCTTAAACGGACTATCAAGCATCGGTTTGGACTGTGTCAGGGAGAGATCGGATAA